GGGTGACAGCATCTCCTTTCTCTCCTTGACGCCATAAATATTTTACAGAGTTTCCAATGTTAAAATTCATCTCTCTGACTACATCGATGCACTCGATTGGATTGCCGCATTTAGGGCAGACGGCTCCAAGAGAATTATAATGGGTTGGGTGATTGACCATATTTGCTGATTGTTTGAGAATTTTTTTAACTACGTCACTAATTGGAGTTAGCGATTTTTCTTCCGTCATCGAGAATCCCTTCTAAATAAAACCATTTGCCCTCATGCTGATGAATCCCATACCCTAAGCCGGAGCCAGGGTAAAAAGCCATGAACTCTCCGTAAGTAGCAGAGTCTTTGATCTCGACCGGAGAAGCAACTGGATAGATATAGCCTCTAGTTCTTGTGGTGCGAACACCGACAAAGAGCCAGTATCCAGGTTTGTTCGGAGTGTCAATCCACATTCTTTGTTCCTTCTGACCTTGCTGAGAAAGCAAGAGCCGAAACGATAAAAATTACCCAAAAGCTGTAAGCTATGCCATCTCTAAAATGATCAGACAAAATCATCAGCCAGCTAAGAGTATAAAGACTCAGCCAACTGAGCAGAGCAAGAATTGTCGATAGTTTCATTTCTCTCCTTTTTATGTTTTTAGTATATTTCAAAAAAAGGGAAAAATCTACTATTCAGCCTGTTAAGTTCCTCTGGTGGATGTCTTTACTTTTGCCTACAACTATCGTAAGATATTTTAAAGCAATACTCACAAATTTTTGTATGAGAGGAGAATTAACCGTGGAATTGGGTAATTTGCTGATGGCTCTGGTGGTAATTGTGATTGTGGGTGCTGTTGCTTATCTGATTATTGTCAAGTTTATTAAGGATGCGGCAATTCAGGGAGTTGTTTTGCTAGTTGTCGGATTGCTGCTTTTGTTGTACTTTTTAGACGCAGTTGGTTTTATCAATATACTGTAGGAGGAACTATGTCGGTTGATACAGTTCAGGCTCTTATGATTATTGCCACGGTGCTTGTCGCTGGCTATTCTCTTTATATTGCCTATAGAAACGGCCAGTCGGTTACGCTTTCTGGCGTTGTCGAATCAGTTAGAGAGGCGCAACCTATCGTTGTTCAGCTTCGAGAGATTGCCCAGGTTGCGGTGGATGCAACAGAACAGCTAAAGCGAACTGGCGAGATAAAGACAAATGATGAGGCTTTTAATCATGCGCTCAATTTGATCAAACAATGGGTCCCAGACGAATGGGAAGTAGGCAACCAAGACATAATTTCAGCCATCAATGCCAGTGTTTTAGTCGCGAGTGCTTTGGCAAAACAAGCAGGAGTATCTTCAGAACATGGGTCGCCCAAAGGGAACTAGAAACAAGAGTAAGGTCACAGCGGAGCAGATGGAGAGCAATCTGATCGAGCGAGCAGACATGCAAACTATCGCTCCGCTGGTAGAGGAAAAATTTAATAATTTTCCACCGATACGCAATTCAGAAAAAGAAAAAAAGATTTTATCTGCAATGGAGGGCATAAAAGATAAAGATGATGAAGATGAGTCGGACAAGTCAAACAAGTCGGATTCAGCTAGTTCTCTGCCTTATTATCTCCGCAATCTACCGGCAGGATCGGATAAGAGCAAGCATATTGTTGCCGCGGCTCAGGCGGCGATTATTTTAGGCACACCGCCATCCCAAATTTCTCAACAATTCGGAATTTCGTTGCCGAGAATTAACCAGTGGAAGAACGGACTAATTACAGCAGGGGCGATTGGTAGGCGAGATCGCCTCTCTGAGATGTTGATGGCCTATATCGAGCAAGAAATGAAGTCTCTTTTGGCAATTAGCATGATCACATCAGATGAAGATTGGGTAATGCGCCAGGATGCCGGAGAGCTTGCCCACTATATTGCCGTTAAGTCTGATCGACTTTTGATGCTTCTTCAAGCATTTGGTCGAGTAGATAACAGTAGAGAGCAGTATCAGCAGCAGCTAGAGGTTATGACAGGTAATGCCTAAAGCGAAAGATTTAGCTCCGCCTCAAGCTCTGGCGGGGCTTCTCAATATCGAAATCGATACGGGATTTTTTGATTTTTCTCCGGAAGACCCCGACAAGGAAAAAATAGACAAGCTCAAGGAGATGCCTTTTGAGAGCATACCGGACTTGTTTGAGTGGACGAAAAAGAAGCGTCCTTTCTTGGTTCCTGGTCGTGAGTTTGATATTGAGAATCACAAATATCTGATTGACTTGTATCGTTGCCGATCTAAAGAAATTGTCGTCAAGAAATCAGGTCAGGCAGGGGTGAGCGAGTGGCTGATCAGCTATGCGATTCATGCTTGCGACCAGAGAAATGCCAATGTGATGTATGTCTTTCCCTCTGATGGCGTTGTCTCTGATTTCTCAACAGCGCGGCTCGGTCCGGCCATCGAAGCCTCTGAATATCTTACCCAGATTATTATTGACGGCTCCGGTAGTGGGGGACAGAAAGGCTCTGATCGGATTACCCTCAAACGCTTTCGAGAGCGATTTATGTATCTGAGAGGCTCTCAAGTCCAACCAGACGGAAGCGCCCCCAAGCTCAAGTCAGTCGATGCTGATGTACTCATCTTCGATGAAGTAGATGAGCTTGACCAGCGCGCCCCATCGATTGCCCTAAAACGAATCGGCCATGCGGCTCTCCATTTGGGGAATGTGCTTTGGGTAAGTACGCCAACTTTTCCTGGCTATGGAATCGATGCTGAATATCAAGACAGCGATCAGAGACAGTGGCATATCCCTTGTCCCCACTGTGGACACAAGCAGCCATTGACAATTGATCAGATTGTCTTAGAATGGGATGATGTAGGTCGTCCTTTGGTCTGGAACGGCCAGAATGAAAATCGAGCTTGGATTGGCTGCGAACATTGTGGTAAAGAATTAAACAGGCTGGTAGACGGCGAGTGGGTAGCGAAGAACCCTAGCCACGATCGCGCCGGATTTCATCTGAGCAAACTCTTTAGCCCTCATAATCAGCTACTTAAAATTGTAAAAAATTTAGACACGGTTGATGAAACAAAACGCAGAGAAGCATTTAATCAGGATTTGGGCGAGACTTACACGCCACGCGGCGGTAATATTACTAGCGAAGACCTTGATGCTTGTCGGCGTGATTATGGTCACGGTCCGGATCATTACAGCACTTGCTATATGGGTATTGACGTGGGTAGCGTGCTGCATGTCGTTATCCGTACAGGGGTTAACTTTCTGACCAAAGAAACCAAGCAGCTTTATGCCGGTGAAGCTAGTTGGGAATCAATTCATAATCTGGTTAAGATTTACCGTCCAAGAACAATTGTGATTGACGCCAATCCGGAGTCGGCTAAGGCGAGAGAGTTTCAAGCCAGGTATGACCGCAATCGGGTGTGGGTGGCTTATTACTCGAATCAACCGCTTGGAACTAAGCATGTCGAAGAAACCGATTGGGACGTTGTACAGGCTAAAGTAACCCTTGATCGGACTCGTATCATGGATTCGATGTTTGCGGGCTTCTACGGTCGAACCAGCACCCTTCCAGCCCATGCTAGAAACATTCGTGACTTTTATAAACATCTAAGGGCGAATATTCGGGTGATGAAAGAAGTGGGCAACTCCGGAGTTCAGGTGGCGACGTTTATTGAGCATGGCGCTGATCACTACGCCCACGCTGAAGTATATTGTTTAGTAGCCTCCGGATGCAGGGTTGGGGTTGGATGGGTGGAAGCGGCTGCCTCTTGAAAATAAAAAAATTTTATTTTTGATATGGGACGCACTTATCGTAAGAAAAGTTCGACGGGGTATGGCTTCAAGATTCATTACCCTCCAGAATTTAATGAAGAATTTAAGAAGGCGGTACGCACTCGTGATGGCTATACCTGTGCGATCTGCAATCAGCGCAACCGTCTGGATGTTCACCATATTGATTATAATCGATATAACACAATCCGGCTGAACTGTATTTCACTTTGTCGAGATTGTCACAAGATGATTCACTTGTCCGGATGGACACGCAAGCATGAATGGAAGATGAAACTCTGGCAGTTGGCGTCGGAGAGGGAGAGAAAAAATGCAAGCAGCCGTTAGAGATTCTATCGAGCGTTTGGAACGGGCGAGAGATGAGGCCAACAGATCAAAGCAGCCGCGCTTTGCTAACAAGCCCAAAGACACGGATTTTTTTGCTTCGGTGATGCATTGGGTTGACGCCGCGGCTGAACAGGAGCCGGATTATCGGGCAGACAGCCGGACACGCGATATTTGGCTTTCTAACTTCTGGCAGCAAGAACCCCATTGGGCAGGGGTGATTGCCCAAGTTAATATGATTGACTCTAACCGTGGCTGGACGCTTACGGGTGGGCGCAATCAGGTAATGCGTTATATTCCTGTTCTTAGAGATGCCGATGACGGAGAGGGCTGGCGGCAGTATGTCAGCCAGCAATCGCAATCTTATTATGCCACGGATATTGGCGGCATTACTGAGATTGGGCGGGATGGTCGTTTTGGCCCGATGCGGGCGATCTATCATGTTGACCCGACCAGATGCTATCTAACCGGAACTCGCGACACTCCCCTTCACTATGACGGCAGCAAAGACGATTGGGAGAGAGATGATTTCTTTCGCCTAGTCTCGATGAAAAATATCAAAGAAGAATTTCGCGGTCTTGGCTTCTGTGCTACCAGTCGCGTCTTGGATATGTCTAAGATTATGCTGGCTGTCTATAATCACGAACTGGAGATGCTTGGTTCTCGCGCTCCTAAAGGCTTGATGTTGCTCCAGAATATTTCCCAGAATCAGTGGGAAGAAGCGATGAAGGTGAGAAATGCTCGGCTCGACTCGGATATGCGGAAATATTACAACGCCGTTGCCGTCATCGCTCAAGAGGGAGTTGACGCCATCGATGCCAAGCTCGTTGCCCTATCGCAGCTACCGGATGGCTTTGATCTTGAAGTATTTACAAACTTGCTCATGTTCACCTATGCTCTCTGCATCGGTTACGACCCAACCGAATTCTGGCCCGTTCAAGCAGGACAAATTGGGAGAGGGCGTGAGACTGACATCCAACATCGTAAAGGCACTGGCAAGGGTGGGTTAAATTTCATGTTGGCGATGCAGGAAGCGATGCAGGATGAGCTTCCTCAAACCCTTCATTTTGAGTTTGAGCAGCGTGATCAAGAGGGTGTCTTGCTTGATATGAAAGTTGCTCAAGCCGCGGCAGATGTGGTGATGACTCTCAGAGGAAAGCAGAGAAGCACTACCCCTGGACCGAATGACAGTCAAGGTGATGGAACTACAACGTTGGACGGCTCCAACAGTGTGATTTCGGTTGAGGAAGCTAGGGCGCTTTTGGCTAAATGGGGTGTGATTGACGAAAGCTGGACAGCGACAGATGAAGAAGGAAAAGCAACCGACGTGAAGGAGATTCAACAGCAGCGTCAATTAGACGAGTTGATGGAGAATGACAATATCCGGCGAGCGATTTACCAGTATCCGATGGAGCCAATTGTCCAATATACCTACTCGCCTATATTGGGGAGGGGTAAGACAAAAGTAATTTTTAGAGAGGCGCGTGAGGCACTTCGGTCTACTCGCTACTCGATTGTCAAGCCAATGGCACTAATTCCTGAATTTGCAGCACAAAGAACGGAAGAAGATTCTGTTTTTCAATTTTCAGAATCGGAAATGGAGTCAGAAGATATTGAGCAGCTTTGATAACATCTTAGGAAACTACTCTCTGATTGTCTCGCTTCGCCATGACCCTATTAACCGGACAACAGAAATGTTTATCGGTGATCATTGGCAATTTATCGGGTCTATTGAAACAGTTTTTGTTCCGGTGACAGAAGATTCTGGCTATGTAGAGTTGCATTTTCCCAATCCTCATACCTATGCCGACCAACATGAAGATGAAGGAGCGAAAGAGTGGCTGCGATGGGGGCCGGTTCTAAATTGACCGAAAAACTCTATTTGCCTGACATAGAGAAGGATAGGGTAACGGATATACAGACTGTTCAAGACATACTCTTTCGCTTGATTCGCGATTCTCCTTACCAACAAAGAAATGTAGAAGCAATGGTGCGCCATTCTTTGCTTGATCAGGCGGCTCATGCTAAAGCCGCAGATATGGCTCAGAAAAAATATTTTTCTCATACTTCTCTGGAAGGCGTAACGGCGAACGAGAATGTGAGAAAAACTGGCTATTTTCTGCCTGACTGGTATCCGGTGAAGGGAAATAATGTCGAGAGCCTCTATTTGGGTTTTACCAATCCGGATGAGGCCGTTAAATCTTGGTATAAAAGTGACTTTCATCGGGTTCATGTTTTTGGAGAGGCTGAATTTTTTCGCAACCAAAACTGTGTCGGGATTGGAGTAGCTAAAGTATCAGGAGAGGACAGGTATTATTATGTATTCATCAGTGCTGTATGCACCTAAGAAAAGTGTCGTGACTGTCCGGTGCGAAAATTGCAAAGCTGAAAATAAACTGGATAAGTGCCTGGTTGAACGTTCCTGGAAAATACAGCCGGACGTAACTGAAGTTGTTTCGATCTGTCCTGATTGTGGGCATGAAAAAATTTTTTATTTTCAGTCCAAAGAATTAAAACTGGCCCAAGCTCAAATGAGTAGTACAATCAAAGCTGTCTCTCAGAATCTCAATCAGGCTGGTTTTGAGAAAATAAAAAAATTAAAAGAAAATTATAGTATTTTATTTTTGGATGAGCAGAAAAAATTTAGGGAAATGCTGGAGAGCGAAAATGAGCGAACAGCCTAAGCCCACTCCTTCGACGGTGATGGTAGGCAGAAATGGGATGGTCTATGCTGATGGAGTTAAAATCGGTAGGCTGATCCCTGAGCGCGGCGTGATGCAGTTCTTAGATCGAGACCGCCGACGCTGCTCCGAAAGAGGCAGCGAAACAGTCGAAGTGCGCCTTTCTGACCTGGGCAACCTCCCGCAGCAAAAATAACTCTTTACTTTTTTAAAATTTCATATTATATTGTTGTTAAGCCGTCGAGCTAGGTAGTATTGCTCTGCGGCTATTTTTTTACTTTCCCATGAGGATAATATATGACTGTTAAAAAAATTTCAGCCCCACAAGGCAGGGCAGTTTTTCGTGGGATTTTCGAGGGGTTTCTAAATTCTCTCGGTTTAGATGGAGATACCGATGCTGACCGCTATGATTTGGTTAAGTCAGATAAACCTGTTGAGCGGGCAATGGCTCTTGATCGCATCTACCAACAGATTTATATGGGGCTGCGAGATCGGGATGAATACGCCTATCCTCTCTCTCTTTATGTTGAAGACAATAGCTTCTTTTGTACGGTGGCTCAAGGAGGGATGATTTTCCAGGTTCCTCTGACTGTTTCTAAAGATGCGGTGACAATGGGCGAATGGGTGCGAGTTGAAGAAACCTTTACACCCGTCGAACAGAGTTTTCGTGTTCGCAGAGATAAGAACGGCAAATACCGCTGGACTTGTATCGCCGGAACTACCGTTCTTAATCGGGTGGGTGAGATTGATAGTTCCGAACTGTTTGATAGCTTTATCGAACATGCCGAAAGAACGGGAGAATATCCTAGACTTGATTTCTACCATCATGGCGAAAAGAATCCGGAAGCCTGGGAATTCGGCACAGCCGATCTTCTCATGCGAGAAGGTGTCTGTTACATCGCTTCCGGTACATTCGATGAAGGCCATCCTTTAGCGGTGGCTACGATTCGGGCGTGCGAGCGTGATGGCGATGTGTGGGGCAACAGTATCGAGTTTCGGGCTTCAGTTAAGTCCGAGTTGATTGTAGCCAATCCAGAAGTAAAAGTCGCTGTTTATAAGCGGGGTATCAATACCCGCATCAGTGTTGTACTTGAAGAAGATGCCGCTGGTCTGTTTACTTTGTATGGTATCAAAGAGGGGGTTACACAAACAATGGATGCAAAAGCACGCGAGAAGCTAAAGTTGCTTTATGGGGACGATGAAGCTGGTCTTCAAGCCTTTTTGGACAAGTTCGAAGAATCTGTCGATGGTGTCAATCGCACTGTCAAGGATGATAATTTGATCCACCGAGCGAAGGAAGATACCAAAACGGCTAAAGTTGCCGATCCAGTCGCTCTGGAAGATGCAGAACCGGAAGCAGACGAGACTGAGGATGAAGAAGATGAGGACGGTCTGACGATTGAAGAAATCGTTGCCGAAGTCGTCCAAAGCAAGGAAATTCTCTCGATTGCACAAGGGGTTGCCGATTTGAAGAAAATGATGGGCGATTTGATTGTGGAGCGAGAAAATGAGAAGAAAGAAATTGCTCGCCTCAATTCTCAAGTTACCGACCTAAGCAAAGATGATGATGAAAAGATGCAGACTCGTCTTCAAGATTTGCCGCGGTCAAAGCGCACTGTTGTCACCCATCGTCCACGCGGGATGAATGAAGCTCTCGAAGGCGATAAACCGCAATCGATGGACACCATCGCTAATCGGACACTAAGCGGTATTCCGAGCGCGAGCCGGTACTAAAGGAATCTGGAGGAACAATGACTGTAAAATCAAGAGGAATGGTTCGTTCTTATAGCGGTGATCCTGAAACTGTCCAGCGTCTTACGTTGGCGACAGGTGTGCCGGACAATCCCTTTATTGCCGACGCGACACCCTTTTTCGCTCGTTGCGAAAATGAGTTGATGAGTCTGCATTATGGTGGCCGTATGAGCTTGCTCGATCTTTTCAACTGGCGAGTAAGCGATGTTTATACAAAAACTTTTAATTTTATTACTTACCTTCGCCCTCAGATTTCAGGCGGAAACCCGACAGCGGGCCACTTGACTGATCCTTGTGCCGATCCCTCTAGCTTCGACTATGGGACAGCCAAGATCACGCTTGAGGGCTTTGGGCTGTATGGGCGTGCTGCTCCCACCCGCTATATTTTGAAGGAAACGAAATATTGCGAAACCGATCCGGTCTATCGTGTCGATGGAACTCCGGTAACAAACGAGTTCGAATGGGATTTGCGTTTTGTCATGGATGTGCTGCGCCAAGACCTTTACCGCCATGCGATTACCGGCAATGCTTCGACGCCAGGGCAATTTGACGGGTTGCAACAGTGGATCAACACCGGATATGAGTCTAGTATGCTCGACTCGATGGTGGTCGATTGGGGTGGCAATGTCATGGGCGTCGGCGGTGGTGGGGCGATCACAGTTAACGGTACAACTATCACTCCTGCTCACTTGATTGACTTGATCATTGCTATTGTCCGTCGTTTCCGCCAGCGTATCTCTTGGAGTCCTTCTCTGGCGACAGAGCGAGATAATGGCGTCGATATTCTGCTTCTGATGCCGACGTTCCTGGCCGAATGTCTCTTGGACGCTTTCACTTGTTGGAGCGTTTGCGAAGGCGGCGAGAACAATCCGGTTAATTTGATGACCTATGAGGCTCGCAACTTCCGTGACCGTTTGAATGGCGGGCGTTATGGCGGCGGCTTCATCACTGTTGATGGTCAGACCATTCATATCTTCCCCTATGATTGGGAAACGATGCACGGAACCAACAGCGGCGATATTTATATCCTCACTCGTGCTGTCGGCAACCAACAGTTGTGG